CTGTACCCTCTTGGCGACCTCATCGCGCTTGGCGAAAAGATCGACCTGAAAGACCCTGTATTTTCCGGCCTCGATGTCGATGTCGCCGTCACAAAAAGAAAGTACCGCCTAGGATACTATGGTGCGGACTATGAAGGCGTGGGAATTGGGACGATTACACTGTCAAGCGTAGTCGACTACACGCCCACGGCCCCCGCGATTATCCCCGGCCCGAAATATCTGGCAACAAAGCCCCTCACCGCCGATCCCCTTGGCGCGTCCCCCGACACCGCTGATTTTGTCGGGCAATACGGCGTGTACGCTGGCCAACGCTATGTTTGTACCGCGCTCCCCTCCACTTGGGTACTCGATGACGCAGGACAGACCGCCGCGCAGGTTCAGGACGCCGTGCCTGTTTATGTTCCGCGCTACCTTGGCCCCATCCTCGATGGCGTGCCGTCCTATGCGCGCGAGGGCGATGTATACCTGCTCTACTCTGCGACACCGAACACAGTTGACCCGCCGACCATTACTGATCCTCCCGATCATCGCGGAGTGTTCAAGTACACATCGAGCGCGTGGGCGTGGACAACCGACCCTGCCGATATAACAGCCGCTGGTTGGGATATCGCGGCCATCTGCTTGATGAAGGACAACGCAACGCCTCCCGCGCCCCTCTATGGCGACGAGGCCGCCTATGGCGTGACCCTTTCGAGTAGCGTTGCCCATTTCCGAGCCGCGATTATCGATATCCTGCGCGTGGGAGATATCACCATTGATGGCTTGCTAAAATCTGAAGTCATGGACACCATCGCGGCCTCGGCTGGCGACACGATAGCGAACCCCACCCCTACATACTGGCCTGGCGCTTCGCTTGTCGCAGCCTGCGCAGGGCTGGCTGATGGCTGGCATGCGGTAGAGAACGTTTCGACGATGGGGGGAAAGAATGTCACTCATGCGGTAAAAGGTGGCACGGGAAACACGGTTTCCTATCAGGCGAGCGATGTAGAAGTATCTTCGCCGTCTGTTACTTATACAACGACATTAAGAGCTATAACGAGCGCCGTACAAGGGAATGTTAGGGTTTTTGTTGACTATGCGGGTGGATGTAAAATACAGATCAGGAAAAACGGCGTACCGGTATACGAATCTCCCTATGTAACCTCCCCGTATTCAACAGTTTACTGCGATGTCGCTGTCTCTGTTGGGGACGCAATAACTTTGCATGGATGGGGAAATGCCCAGCATAGAAATTTCCGCCTATGCCCTGCTCCGTCAACTATTGGCCTATGGAACAATACCGACGGCACTGCGCTTTCGGTGAATGATACCGATTATTACAATGTCGCTGGAAATGTCGATCTTACTGGAATTGCTGATTTTATCACTTCCGCAATCGACGACTATTACCCAGGCTCGGCTATGATCGCTGCCTTCTCCGGAAAAATGCCGAACCATATCGAGCTTAGTGGCTGTGGTGGGACATTTAATTCGAAAACCGTTGTATCTGTTTACCTTGCTGGCGCGGTTTCTGTTCGGATCACGTTTGACGATGCAAGCACACTCACGATCCTGGAAACAGGATACTATACCGCAACCGGAAGCGTGGTACTGCCCACCGTTGAGGCGCGGGTATTGCTCGGCAACCCGGACACTATCGGGGAGTATGAACTATGGCCGCACAATATTCCGGGCGGCACCGACGAAATCTTGACCATAAGAAACCGTACCGCCGCCGATGCGTTCTCCATTCTTGAAGTACGCGCCCCCGATAAGTCAAGCGGCGACAGCGAATCCACCCTATCCCTTCATGGCGTGGTGGGCTCCGCTGATTATGTTAATGACAAATCCCTGCACAATTACGCCGGGGATATGTGCTCCGTCGACGTGCTTTCCAATTTCGGCACTGATACGCTTGGCGACTGGAAGCAGGTAGCGAAAAGAACAGTCACCGCATGGGAAGCGTCAACCGCGTACTCTGTTGGACATATCCGAACCAATGACACCGGGAAAGTTTATATATGCACAGTGGCAGGGACCTCGGCGGCGTCGGGGGGGCCAACTGGAACCACGGCGGTAATCACTGACGGCGGCGCGACATGGCAATATTTAGGGACTTCCGCGGTTGGCGTGTGGGAAAAAGCAGTCTCGCAAATCTACGCGCTATCAGGCCGCGCTTGGTACTCAGGTGGAAGAAAGCCTACGGGAGTGCTTCATGGGACATATACCTATGCGCAAATATTTACAGCGCTTTGCTCAAGTATCCCCATTGTTGACGATACGATTTTAATAACTGGCGGCGTTGGATCGGGTGGAGTTTTGGTGAGCTTTTCTTACGCAAAAAGAGTCGATGCAACACTGATGCGCATTTACTACGCATCCCCCACAACGATTGGATATATCGACATAACATCTGACGGAGTAACAAGCGGCTCATGGTCGCTAGCATGGTAACGAACTAGGATTTTAGCCACCGCCGAGAGGCAGGAGGGAATTATGGCAATTGGGTATACTGAACTTGATTTTATCAACGGCAACACGCCCGCGCTGAACGCCGCGAACATGAACCACATCGACGAGGGCGTGAAAGCGTGTGCCGATGCGCTTGACGCACTTGGCAACAGTGCGACGCTCAATGTCGGCACGGGCGCGGGCGACGTAGCCGCGGGCAACGCTCCGGCTGGCGCGGTAACGACACATGAGAGTACCTACGCGCACGCGAATCTCCCCACCGCCGCAGGCAAGACCGCCGCAGACGCGATAGGCGCTGCCACTGGCGCAACCACGGCGCTCAAGTTGGCGAACCTTGCGAGTCCGGCGAGTACGACACAGCGGGGCGTGTCCTTGCTTGGCGCCTCGGGCGGTGCACCCAAGCTAACCAAGATGCCCGATGGGGCGGCAGCGGTATGGAGTGATGATGCTTTTGAGGCAACTACCGGCTGGGTCGGAACGAACGCGACTCTATCCGTGTCCGGTGGTGCCTTGGTTGCAACAGCAGTAGCCTCCGCGTATGCCGCAAACAGGGATAATATCGGGGCGATTGGTGGTAAGTTTATATTTTTACGAGTCAAAAAATCTACTAACGCTACTGGCACATACCGAATTTATGGAAGAATAGGCTCTAGTTATGCTACGGGGTTTCGGTCTGTTACTATTAGTACAGAATATAGCATTATACCTGTTTTGGCTGATATAGGTTGGACGGGGTTATCTTTATACTGCCTGTCGGGAGGTACCATCGGGGAATCCCTGAGCCTTGACGCTATTTGGATCGGCGACTATTCCTACCTCACCGGCTCCCTGTCCGAAGAAGCGGCGCGAATCGCAAACCTTCGCGGTGATATGCCCGGAGTCGGAGCCTACGCCTCGCAGACCATCACGGCAAGCACTACGACACTCCCAACCGCAGCGAAGGGCGATACGATAGGCGGCAAGAAGTATACCTTTGTTGACGCTTTGACTGCTTCCCCTGGCGTCGAAGGCGAAGTTCTGAAAGACGCGGCAGGAGCGACTGACGCGGACAAGTGCAAAAACACGCTGGAAAACCTGAATCTCGCCCTATCCGAAGCGGCTAGAACCAACAATGGAACACTTTATTGGGCGGCGGCAGTACATCCCTTTGTGTCCTCGGCGCGAGTCAACGAAGTTTTAACCCTCACAGCAAAAACCAAAAACGGCCCGGAGAACGCTATAACCGTAGTCTGCGAATCGGGCACGAACCACACGGCAGGCGCGGCTACCCTCTTGGGCGGCTATACCGATTCAGCGGCAAAGACCATCGCAGAAGTGCAGAATAACATCGCGGGATCAGGCACTCGTCCAGCGGCGGCAAAGATCGAACTGACGAACACGGCTTTAATCGGCTACGAAACCACGGTCGACGTTGCATCGGGAGCGACCCTTACACTCCCCGCTGGCGGCACATGGTTCTGGAATGTCTATGGCTACGGCGCAACGATATCGAGCGCAAAGCGTGGATCAAGCGCAGGCGGCACGACGCTGACGGTTGCCGGGGCCAATGCGACGGTATGGTATAGGAGGTACGCATAATGAGCGACGTGCAAGATTTTATCAACGCAATGGAAGAATGTCGGGAGTGCGGCGCAGGGTATGAGATACAAGAAAGGCGCGACGATGGAACTTTCGTCATACTTTATGAAGACCTTCCATTCCACGTCACGCCGGACTACAGCCCGGAACTCTATGTTGCGGTATGCGCACAGCTTGGCATTGAGCCGCAAACGCCGGAAGCGCCGGAAGTCTAAACGCAACGCGACTGTCGTGAGACAGACGGAGGGAAGCATGACAACACTTGGTTATGATGCACTACTAATCGCGCTTGGCGTGTTGATACCTGCCGGAATCCTCGCTTGGCCGCGCATCTATAAGCGGTGCAAGGCGGAAAAGGTACGGCGGCTTGCTCTTGAAACACGGCGCGACGAAACGC